AGAGTTACACAACAAGAGTTCGATGAAACACTTGTTAACGCTCAAGTTTTATTGGAAACCCCATGTAAAACAAATATCGACCGACGAAAACTTATTGCCGCCGCAGTTCGCGTTTATAAACACGCATTTAAAAACTTAGATACAAAACTGTCCCCAGTTACTGACTACGAATTAGTATGGGAGCAAATTCATAAAAATACAGGAGCTATGTTTCCTACATTTATGAAGAAATCTGCTTGCTTTGAACATTTTTGTCAAGTAGCAAATGATACCTTCCGAGGATCACGCTACGTTTTTTATTGGCCTATTATGATGATGTTTCGTCTTCAATTAAGATTACGAGATTGCGAAATCATTCAAAAGATTCGCGTAATGTATCCATTCCCAGGAGCAATTATTTTCCTTGAGGATATGTTCATTATTGCCTTAGTCGCACATTTTCGTTCAATCGATAATTCCTTTTATTCATTAGGATTAACAGGAGGTGAAATTTCTGAACTTTTAGAAACAAAGTTCGATCATATTTCCGATTTAAATCAAAGCAACATACCATTAGCTCTTAGAAAAATGGTTGTTAGTCTAGACATATCTGCATTCGATCAGAACATATGTCGGGAAGTTATGATAATGGGTTTTTGGGTGCTACGCACAGCTTTCTCAATGCCACGTTATCTTTCGGAAATTTTCGAAGAATTGGTAATATACAATATTGTATCTGCCCAATTTTATCGAAATTTAACTAAAAAACAAACAGCTGTCGTTATTAAAGAACATGGATTATCAAGCGGTTCCGGCTTTACAAATATGCTTGGAACAATTTGCCATGCAATTATGCTTGAATATATGGATCCAGGTGTTCTAGAACGAAATGCTGTTATTCTTTGTAGTGATGACAATATTATGGTTATTGATAATGTTGATCATTATTTACGTTTACAACGTGATTACAAAGATGTTTTTGGCTTAGTTATAGATAATGCAAAAACGGAGTTCTTTACGAACCCTCGTGACCGAGTTCACTTTTTAGGGTTTTATTGGTATGACTACGTTCGGCATATTGAGCCAAAATTAGCTATTAATCAAATGGTTCACCACACACAGTTTATAGTAGAATTAGATCAATTTGATCGTGAAGTTGCTCGCTCAGCTTCAGTACTATTAAACGGGATTAATGGTTCTAATTACTTTGCTAAGATTTTTCCTGACGTCCAGAGAATCTTAGATATTGGTGGAGATATTCGTTTCTTTTATCTGCCAGGTGCCTCTGCCCTTCCTCGTGGAGATCTACCTGTTAAGGAAACGCGTCTAGGTGACACCTCAAAGCATCGTATCGAAGAATCTTTGAGAGAACATCTTGATTATGGTTGGCGTATACGCTAACTGTAATTAATTCAAACGTTATTGAATTACTCTTTTTTAGTCAATTGACTAAACTATTACCTTTACGGTTTGTAGTTCATTCAAAAAACTTTCAAATCTTATCTTTTACGTTCAAGGGTTGTAGACATTCAGTGCCTA